AGGGTCGACTTGTAGCCACGTGACCGCCACTCGAAGTATGTGGCGGATATATACGCAACAAATGCTGTTTCATAGCCGCGCCACATCTTGACCACCGGATGATTGACCCAGCCTTTGGGGTCACGGTCGTTGCCTTCAGGGTCTAGCCTTGAAATGGTAAGAAGACACTGCCAGGCCTCGAGTGTCTGCTTGTGCAAACGCTTGTTGTCGAGTGCCTTGGCAGTGTCTTCAAACGACTCTGTCGAGATTAGAAATGATTGCATGTGTCGCTCCGTCTGGTGATGTAGCCACCACTATATCAAACGGGCGATTCTTTAGAATCACGAGTTGTAATAAGTCTTCTTGACGTAGTTACGGCTAAAGCCCTTATCGGTGTTGAGCAGGTACTCCCGGTCTCCGATCAATTCGCCCTGCGGACCGTTTGGCTGGCCGTTGAGAGCGGACACACAGGCCTCTCCGATCCAGTTTGCCGCTTGGGCAGCTACAGCCTTGCCCCATGTTGCGGCCTGCGGCGTGTAGTCCTTTGCGCCAACAATTTCCCAGTCATCAGGCAGACCTTGAATACGTGCAGCCTCGCGATGAGTAATTCTACGCGGCTGCGTTGGATGCACGACGTGGTCAAGCGCACTGCCGGTCAACACGTGACAGAACGACTCTGCGTCCCAGCGGGCTGGGAGCGAGAATCCCATGTAGAAATCGTTGTCTCTGATCTTGTCTTCTTTTGTCAACCATGACTGCGGGAAGCGATCGCCGTTCTTTTCAACTGCGAGCTTTAGAGCCTCGTTCATCTGTTTCATGGGCTTCCACCCGTCGTTGCCGATGATGTCAAAGATCTCTTGAATTCTCTGCGCCTCAAGATTTTGCTTGTTCATGTGCCCGTCGACTGTGCCGTCTTGGTTGCGAAGATCTTTCACGTACTTAGTCGGTTCGCCTGAGTATTGCTGACGATCCCACTTGACTTCGCAGTGCTCGAGATCACCAATGACGTCGATCATGCGCGGGACCTCTGCCGGCATTCCAGCGTGAGCGCCGAATGGCATACCTTGCTCGACCGCGACCCAGAAGTACCGCATACGATACGAGAATCCGCCGACCTGCAGGTTGTTGTGCTTCACGTGGTAGAGATCGTATTTCTTGCCTGACAGTTCCTCTACCATGTCGCGGTACTGCTTCATAACATCACGCCCTTGCGTGTACGCCTGTTGCACGCATTCGAAGACAATCATCTTCGGCTTGATACGCGCAGCGTATCTCATGAACGCGCGAGTGTGTTCATGCGCCTTTGCGTCGGGGCCTCTGTTCATTGGACCTGACCATAGCGACCAGCCTGAACACGGCGGACAGCCGAGAACAATGTCAGCATCGACATCTGGCCAATCGGCGGGGTCGTCACTGAACATTGAGTCCCAGTTGTTTCCGAGATGGTGACGATTCACCTCGGCGATTGGGTTGCCGAAATTCAGCGTGCCGGTTCGCGTGACCATTTCTATACCAGCGTTGACAAAACCAAGGCTCATGAACCCTGCCAGGCCGTTGCAGTCTGCAAATTTCATGTCACTCATCGTATGACCCTCCAGAGTCTAGTAAACCAACCTCGAAGCCGCATGCCGCATACCCGGCAATATCGGTCCAGGTGTCTGCTTGGAATCCGTAGTCTGACACGAACCTAGCGAGTTTTACGCCAATCATTGCCATTGCTACGTCTTCTTTCGTAAACTTTCTGTCGAATATTACAGACCAGATGTCTGCGATTCTCTGAAAGTTATCTTCTGGGCCACCGTACTGTTCGTCGCGCTGACCTGAGATGATCTTTGCCGCGTCGAGAAGCATTCGCTCTCTTGGAGAGATGTTTTTCTTTGTCGTTGCCATATCAGTGTCCCTGTTCTATCCTAACCTGTGCAAGCACTTCGGCCCTGTACATTTCACCGGATTTTTCTATCGTGATCTCAGTGCTCTGTGGGAAGTCTCTGTTAGAAAACTTTTCCCATTCCTCAGCGACGTTTTCTATAATCTCGTCTAGACTTGAACCGTCTACCTTGAGCTTAACTGTTACTCTCACTTACAACAACCTTTCTCTCCAGTCTGTACGGAGCGTGCCGTGCGCGCGACAGATACGGCGTCTTGTAGTCCGCCGTTGTCACATGAACATCTCCGTCCTTGACCTCAATTACCCGTACGATGCGCCCGTTGTGAATGTTACCGACCTTGCTGTCATACGCGTCGTGTTTCACTCGTAATATGTCTCCGACGTTGATTGTCATTGACTCGACATCTACCCACGCTGTTTCTGTCATACGTATCACCTGTGCGGGCAATTTGATTCCATGCACGACGACGTGTCGTAGTCGTCGAGCGCCCGATAGCATACGCCGCACTTGACACCGTCGTCAAGAACCCTGTACCCTTTACGTTGTCTCTCGGCGTTGATTTGCATTTTTGCGAGGTACTCTGCGTCGAGCTCTTCATCAGTGGCACCAACCGCGCAAAGAATGTTCGCAACGAAATGAAGAACATCAACGCATTCCTTTACGACCTCGTGTCTGTCGGCGTATGGGTCGTCGTGTTGCCATGGCTTCCACGAAATTGCCTTACGAACCTCTGACATTTCGTCATCGATCGCGAGCATGTTCCATCGAATGTACTCGATCAACGCGCGAAGATTTTCCTCTGAGTCGTCGTGAAATACATCGTAGTCTACATTGTAGACGTCTGCCTGCAACTGCTGAGTTTTCCTCAGCCAGTTATTGAACAATGTGCCCATCTGTCACTCCTATTGCTTTAAGTAGTTTTTCTGTTTGATGTTCAACGTCTTCTAGCTTTGACACATAAGCGCCTAGCTGTTCGATCGCCAGAAGCATTCTGTCCTGCGCTGACATGGACTCGATTGACACGGCCAGCGTAGACCACGAGTTACCAAGCGCCATTGTATATCGCCATTCGGAAGCCACCGGGACCATCTGCCGTAATGATTGCATGTATCTGTGAGTCCACCAGCACGTACCGTCGTGTTGCGGCGAAATGATAGAGCCAATCGATGATTGAATACGAGAAGACACATGGTCATCTGTCTCTGATCTACGTGACTTCATTTTTTCCCACGGATACGTTAATGATTTCTCTAGCTTCTTAAACCACCCGGACGAGTTACCGTCTACAGTCCAGAACTGCCTGTTGTCTGCGCTTGAACCACTAAACTCATCTGTTTGTTGTGAGTACATCTTATCGAAGTTCAACCCAACGGCGTGCTCAGGCAGAGCGATAGTCGCGTCGGCAACTGCTGCAGACTCATCTGAAAACGGCATTGAAGGGTAGACAACAGTCTTGTCGTCTGACTCAAGAAGATATTTTATCGCTTGCTCTACTGAATCTTTTATTGACCGTGACGCAGCGATTTCTTTGTAGCCAGGTCTTTTGGCGTACAGGTCTTTGTATAGAAGATCACTGTTTCTGTGTATCGCATACAGACTGTGTTTGATTTTCTCAGGCTCAGGTGCATCAACATACAGAGTTAGATTGCCTGCCTGCCTTGCGGCATCAATTGTTGCCAACGCCGGGTACGCATAGTTTGACGCCAAGCTTGAGATCGGTGAGATGCCAACAAGAACAGCGTCATATTCTGACATTTCGTCGGGAGTGACATTGACACTTGGCGTTATCCACGTCGCCTCGGTGCTTGTCGTCGAGATCGCCACCGCGTCTCGTATTGCGCCAGAAAAGCAAAGACTTGTTTGATTGTAAGACGCTGATCGCTGAGATGCTGTCATCCCAGTGATCGCTATTCTACCCATCACTGTGTGCCGTCAGGATTCAGACGGACACCTTTGTCTTCCTGAGCGGCTCGGTTTACGATTCTGTTGCAGTGCTCTACAAATGACTCGTACGTTGGCATGTGTGGTCGAAGTGCTTCAGCCTGTGCACGATGCGCACCTTCAAGTTCTTCGTCTGACATTTTCTCAATATCACGGATCTTGAGCTTATACGGGTCGCCAAGTGGGTCGCCTTCGCCCTTGTCAGTTACAAGGATTGAGCCGACTCGCGCGGCGTACATAAAGCGACTTCTCCACCAGCCGCTGCCGGCGTGTGGGTACGGTGGAGAAAGAATGCCCCAGTGATCGTTGTAGAACGCCAGCACGTTCTCTTCAGTGTCAAGACGATGGCCGCCAAACTTCTTAATGAGCTTTCGACTGCCAACAATCTCAACTGGCCACTCCGGTTGCTTCTTCTCAAGCCAATCGTCATGCGGCATAAGAGCACCAAGAACCCACGCCCTCTTCTTCTCAGACGGTTGCTTTGGCTCACTTGAGGCTAGGATGTCGTAGATTGTCGAACTCGGGTCTAACGCCTCGATGCCGTTCATCTCTTTTGGCATTCGCTTTCTGACCAATGTTCTATCACCAAAGCTGTACATCGGGCACGCCGGAACCATGCCAGACGCCCAACGCTCCGCAAGAAGCATTTCAGCAGATCGAACAATTTGACCTTCGTACTGCTTAATGTTTTCGTCTGTGTCGTTGAAATAGTAGCGGCCTACGCCGATTTTCTTGGCGCGTTCTGGGTCGACTGCTTCAACCCGCTTGACGACCTCCATGGCGCTCTCAAGAGAAAAGTGCGTCGCTGGTTCATCACCTCGCGGCCCACTGACGAGATACTTGTACAGCATTTCTGGGTGCCGCTTTAGTGCACGACAGCCGTTGAACACCGCAGAGAACTGCCAGTCGTCGAAGAACCCAACGGCGGGCACGCCGCTTGACATGACGTAGAGCGAGCCCATTGCGCCTTGTCTACCGTTCAGCGAGTTCAATGGCGCGAGGTTTACCCAGGCTACGTCATATGACGATAAGTCCTCGCCCGGCGTGACTCGTCGCCAGTCAACAGTGTGACCAGATTCTTCTAGAGCCTTTACGATCGATGCCGGAACGTCGATCTTTTTGATCGTGCGTCGCTCTGTATTGATTTGTAGGGCGGTAAAGCCCGTCATTAAGATTTTCATTGTTACCCCGTGTCTACGCGAAGATAGGCGTGTGCCCGTGGAGCAGTGCACCCCACGGGCACGTCGCCCAAACAGATTTGACCGTCAGAACGGCGCAGCCGGAGGAGCGGCTGGAGCCGCGGCCTCAGGTGCTGGTGCAGCAGCCGGTGCCGGCTCAGGAGCGGCAGCGGCCTCAGGTGCTGGTGCAGCCGGTGCAGCAGCCGGTGCCGGAGTTGGCGCCGGGG